GTTTCACGGTCACACCGGTTTCGAAAAAGCATTTAAAGTCTTTTTCCCGCGTCAAGGCTCGACGTCGTTTTCAAAACCGCACGGTTTTGTTTTAACCTCACTAAGGAGAATTGTTTTTCGCGCACGAGCGCAACCGGCTGGAGCTACCCACTCCCGCTCGGCACGGACCCCGCCACAATCTAGCAGCCCACTGTACCCATAGAGAACTACCTATGGCCCAGTGCTGCGACGAGCAGGTCCCTCTGAAACCTCCAGGTCACTTGTACCTGCCCCACCAGGTGGAGAAAGTTCTGCAGGAGACTACTGGCTTTGCACAGCCCTTGAACCTCCCAAGCACTCAAACGTGCAGCTAACAACAAGAAAAATACGCAACGCCCGAGAGCGCGCCCGCCCGCACGCCGACCACGCGCGCGCCGACGTAAGGGGCAACGTCCCACTAAATCACGCCAGATGAGCCCGTACGCAGCTATGCTACTCAACCCGTGCACCGCCCCATTGGTGCCCGGGAGTTACGGACAGGTCGGATTCAAGGTCCGTCGTTTCGTCACAGAGTTCACAGTCTCCGTTGCGCCCAACGAGTACTGCACCGTACTCTGGATGCCAGAGTATTCTTGCGCGAGCACTATACCGTCCGAAGCCATCCCCGTCAATTCGGTATGGATGCGCGGCGCTGGCAGCGACACGATCACCAACACTCTCGCCCACCCATTCGCCAACACCTACGGAGCCGCCGGTATTCCATACCAGGCAACCACCCAAGACCCAGTCTACGACTTCAGCAACAGCTCTAGCGTAAGGGATACGCGACTCGTCGCTGCTTGCATAGACGCGACTTACCAAGGTCGCTCGGATGCGCACACTAGCACTATCGCCAAGATCCCTAGTCTCCCCCTTTCCGCCCTTTTCCGCAACGTCTCCGGCGCCATGGTCTACACTGGAGCCTCACTATCCCAGTTTTTCGCTCACGCGGTCGAACCTACACGGACTGCTGATACCACTAGCATCCGTACTGGTCCGCAATTCAATACGACCGACTTTGTCAACCTGGGTCATTCGCCTTTGCTCACCGGTGAAACAGGGGTTACCACCTCCACCGTCGAGGAGGAACTCTTGCGCCAAGACGACCCGGCCTTCTTCGGTTTTGCTATCAAGGCAGGTACCGAGGCCCAAACTTACTCCTTCCGTTACACGAAGGTGGTTGAGTACCGAGAAGAGGATCTAGTCTACGGGCTTACTACCGCCCCCACGGCGCAGACTGCCGCACCCGTATCCAACCCGTTACGCGCTGCGACGGCCCACCTTGACAAGGCAGCCCCCGCCTGGCGGACCAACGACTCGCTCGCAAGCAAGCTCGAGGATCTGGCAGGTGTCGCAAACTTCGTCAAAGACGGTATGGGAGTCGTCAGCGGCATATATAACGCCGCGACCCGCACCCAGTTACCCATCGCCCTTAAGGGTTTCTAGCCATAGATTTAACAACCCTAGGTCTGAGCGCGGCCACGGCATGCGTTGTTGGGGCATTCACCTACATAGGTAAACGCGCGGCACATCGCCTGCGCCATATCGCGCACCGTGTCCGCCATGC